CTGAAGGTGGTCGTAAACCATTAGATGGCACCGAACATCAAGCGTATCCTTATCATCTCGAAGAATACTTGCAACCTGGTTTTTGGTCCCTCGATTCTGCTGTTAAGCAATATTTCAGTGGAGTCAGAGTGCCGACTAAAGATTCTTATCGATTTATGCGTACTAAAATAGCTGGCGGAGATAAAAGCTTATTGATTTGGGCTGATGATATTAAGGAAGGTAGAGCTAGATTACCGTTAGCTGCTATCAGTAGAGAAAGCCACGAATTTCATCCGGAAAAATTCAGTCCTTCATACCATCCTATGACTGCCAGATATTTGAATACTCGTGGAAATTTAGTGGCTAAAGTGTTTAGACCAACGCCATTCTTAGTGGAATATAAGTTAACTATTTGGGCTGAAAGAAAGCGCGATGCTGAATATATCTTATACCAGCTTTTGCCCCGTTACCGACCTTTAGCCGAGTTTAGAATGTCAGATGGTAAAATCGCAGGGAATGTGCAATTGAGGTATGGTGGCTGCTCTGATGCTAGCGATAAAGAGTCTGGATATGATCAACACGCAAATGTAAGATATGAAATGTCAACAACTGCCGAAGCTTGGCTGCCTCTTCCTGAGCAAGTAGTTCCGACTGTATTAGGCAGAACTACCATTCTGAAGGAAAAAATGGGAGAGATACTAGCGGTGAACACCGGTAGCGTTTACGGCAGTGGTAGTAGATGGTACGAACCGATTCAAAATGTAGCTGACATAGGCTAAAAGTGGAGTTTAAAATGGCTTCTAAGGTAAAGTCACACGTTGTTAGAATTTACAATAATTCTAAGCAGATGATCCCTCTTCAAGTGCGCGCTCCAGGTAGTGATTTTTATACTAGTGAGCAGCAAGTGCGATTGTCTCCTGGTAAAGATGTGTTGCTGCCAAAAAGCCACTTGAGATTAGAACAGATAGAGAACTTGCAAAAGCGTGGGATGCTTAAAATTGTCTTTGACAGTGAGACGATTGAAGAGCAAAAATTAACAATAGTGTGAAGTGATTGAAGGAAAAAATACGACATAAGTCGTTGGTGAAGGTGGAGAACTACAGATGCCAGTGTACCTTAGTCCGGGCGTCTTCCCGAGAGAAATTGATCTTAGCGTGCTGCCAACAGCGGTGGGGCCACTTCGCCCTGCGTTTATCGGCACTGCAAAGAAGGGGCCACTGAACCAGCCGATGCTGGTTTCTAATGCTCAAATGGCCATTGATACATTTGGCAGTCCTTTCGCCGAAAGCTATCTAATGTACGCTGTGCTCTCTTACCTCGAAGAAGGTAATGAGTGCTATATTCTTCGAGTTGGGGTAGAGTGCGAATTAGGACAGCCAAGTGCATTGTCCAACGTTTGCATCGATACGTCTGGTGCTCGTGGTAATGGCTGGGGTCGTGTCCCACTGTTTACCGGCATCGATTATGGTCGCATCAACCTTCGCGCTATCAGTGCTGAAGCACCAGTAGAGCTGCATAGTTCTTTAGTGTACGACATCACTTATAACGATGCTAACGATTCCACTACTAATGGGGCTACTACAGCAGCATTATCCACTGTCGGCACATATAATGGCGATATCGACGACACCTACGTGATGGTGATAACGTCAGCGCCCTCTGTTTCTGAAGCATCATCTGTGGGTGGGGCTGGATTCCAAATCGTCCGCAACAGTGATGGCACAATAGTAGCATCTGGATACTTGGTAGACGATAATAGTGATGGTGTCACGAATTACGTTTCGATAGGTGACGGTTTGTCAGTTAGAGTCACAGTCACTAGCGGTGAATTGGATGTTAATGACACATTTACATTCAAGGTCAAGCCTGATAATAGAGTGTTTTCAATATCTGTCGAAGGTGGTGCCGCAACCATCTACACTATGCTCTCAGCGACCTACGATAACGTTACTGACTTTGTCACTGCTTTCAATGCGCTCATCTCCGGCGGCGGCGAAGACTATTTAATGGTCGAATATACTTTGGATGATGGCGAAACTACCATACCACAATTAAGAACTACCGTCGCCGGAGAGAGAATTCAAATTCTAACCACTTCCGCTTGGGCGTTAGAATTAGGCAATCAACAATATGCTTGGGATATCCCGAGATCTTTCTTGCTCGGCTTGGATGCTGGACCTTATGATATCACGGTTCAGAATAATAGAGTCAAGTTAAACTTGATTGGCTTAAATTCTACGAATAATATAGAATTTAATGTGCCAATTGGACTCGACCAAACTGCAGCTACGATAGCAGCATCTATTGATGTTGCAGGGGTAGTTGCCGGCGACACATTATGGGAAGCATTTGAACTTACAGTTCCCGGTGAATCAACACATGTGGCGATCGTGGTGTCAACTGCTCATCAATTTGATACTTTGCAAGTGTTAGCCAATTACTCGAACATCAAAACGCTCCGCTTCGCTGAAGCTCTGAATATACTATATCCTTATAAGAGGGCATATAGAGGATTCTCTGATAACAGATTGGTGTTGCCTGCGCCGGGTGAATCCGATCCTGCAGTGCCTTACGAGTGCGAAGTAGACATTTCAAGCGCCGCTTGCGCTGCTGATTCAGCTTACTTTCAGAATATAGTAGGATGGTTAGTTGCTCCGAGTGCTGGCACTTGGATTGATGGTTATACTGTTGCTTTAAGCATCTTTACTGAAGCTGTGGGCGATGCCGCCGGACGATATCGCTTGGCTATTAAAGATACTTCGAACATTGTTGTAGAATCGATCGAAGATGTGACATTCGACAAGAGATCCGACCGATATATCGCAAATGTGATTAATCCGGGTACCAAATATGGTGGCACATCGGGAAGCCCACATATCAACTGGGAAGAACGTCCAGCATATTTGAATAATGATGCAAATTCGACGACTTTCGAAGTGCGTACTCCCTCTCAATTGACGGGTAAGGCATTTGCAGGTCAAGCAAATGGTATCCCACTTGATCCAGCTTATTCGAGCGAATTAGATGCAGTGGTTATTGGAAATCCAGCTGCTAATACTGGGATTTACGCTTTTCAGAACCCAGAATCTTTTGACATTAACTTGTTGATCACTCCCGGTTTTTCGACTGGTGCTGTGATCGGTACCGCCCTTCAGGTTTGTGAAAGCCGCGGCGATGTCCTTTACCTCGTCGATCCGCCTTTCGGATTACGTCCTCAACAAGTGGTCGATTGGCACAACGGTATGCTGTTGTCCGATTTACGTGCTGCAATCAATTCTAGTTACGGTGCGTTGTACTGGGGTTGGTTGAGAATGTTCGATCAGTTTAGCTCTAACGAGATATGGGTACCGCCCTCGGGTCATGTGGCTGCTGTTTATTCCCGCACTGCTAGAGACGCTGAACAGTGGTTTGCGCCTGCTGGTTTACGACGTGGCCGAGTGCTTACTGCGCTCGATGTCGAATACTCTCCGACGCAAGGTGAGCGCGATCTGTTGTACGGGTCCGGTAATGCAGTCAATCCGATAGTCAAGTTCCCGCAAGATGGGATTACAATTTGGGGTCAAAGGACTCTGCAGAGGTCTTCTTCTGCTCTTGATAGAGTCAATGTCCGGATGTTAATGTTGTACATCAAGAAGAACTTGGTCCGACTGCTAAGGAATTTCATTTTCGAGCCGAACGACAAGGCGCTATGGCGACAAGTGACGTCTACCATCAGTCCTTTCTTGTCTGATATTCAGTCAAGGAGAGGATTGGTCGCTTACAACGTGATTGCCGATGCTTCGAATAATACTCCGGAAAGAATTGATCGAAACGAATTGTGGGTGTCAGTATTCTTGAAGCCAACTCGCGCCGTGGAATTCATTGCATTGAATTTAGTGGTGTTGCGGACTGGCGCTAGTTTTTCGGCTGAAGAAGTGTTAGCTGCTGGTGGTGTTGTCGCAGCCGCTACTTCTGTTTGATCAGTGGTCTAACACGAGGAGATAAACAATGCCAGGATTTAATGTTGCACCTTTAGGTGGCGGCTATAGTGGTAGCGGTCCTTCTAATACCTTAGAAATTAGAAGGAAGCACAGATGGGTGTTCCAAACATTGGGTAGAGGAGCGGGCGCTTGGTCACCCGCTGAATTACTGCTTTTGCAAAGCGTTTCCCGCCCATCTTTTAAGATGGAAGAAATGGAAATGCATCATAACCAAGAAAAGGTCTATCTTGCTGGAAAGCAAGAATGGGAACCTGTTACCATGAAGTGGTATGACTCTGAACAATCGCCAGATATTTCTCGCGGTTGTTACCACTGGTTAGAAACTGTAGTAAATTTGGTCAATCTGTCGGTCTCTCATCCTCGATTTTACAAAAGAGAGGCTGTGTTAGAGATGATCGATGGTACTGGTCAACCTACAGAACGTTGGGCTATGTTCGGTACATGGCCTTCATCCGTCAAATGGAATGAATTGAGTTATTCTGAGAGTGAATTGCTCACTATTGAAGCGACAATGAGATACGATAGAGCGACTAGAGCTTGTATTGGCGCAGGCGCTCCAGTTCCGATTGTTCCTTCTTGCCCTCAGAGCTAACGATAATATTAAAATAAATATAAGGGGGCACAGCTAAATAAACTGTGCCCCCTAAACTTTATAGGTGATTATATGCCTGGATTCGATATCACTATTAATCAAAGCTCTTGCGATGATGCTCGATTGTTGGGTTGGCGCGTAAACGAATTACCGCCGGGATATTATGGTCCGACTCATAAAGTAGAAATTGGTAGAAAACACAGATATAAATTCGAGACGCTTTCTCCTTTAGGAGATGGAGCGGACGGTATTTTATTTTATGGTCACAAATGCGGCAGGCCAACGATAGAAGTAGATGTAATTAAGATTCACCATGGTCAAGATGAAATATATCGCCCAGGGAAGCAGAGATGGATACCATTTGATATCACTTTTTACGAAGTATACAAGGGCGATGCTGAAAACATGTATCAAACTAATACCACAGCATCGTTGATGTACAATTGGTGGGCATCCACTATGATTGACATCACTATAAGTTTGCACAATGATGTAAGAAATTATTATAAAGATGCCATTTTACAATTACTAGACGGTTCGGGTTCTAAAACATATGAATATTTTTTGTACGATTGTTGGCCTTCGAAAATATCTCCATCAGATCTATCTTATTCGGAATCAGCATTAACTGAGATTACTGTCACTTTGTGTTATAACAAAGCTAAGGAATCTGGCAATGATAATTTAGCTGATAATCAAATAGTTTGATGTAAACCAATCGTAAGAGGGAATATGATGCCTGGATTTCAAGTCAGAGATTTAGGTCAATCTTCTGGCACATTTGAGACAGCTCCATCTAATGCTGATTATTATTATCTTTATACATGGGAAGTACCTCGAATGTTTGGCTGGGATCCAAGAGCCCCTGGGCGTTCATATTTGATACATTTGCAATCCGCTTCTACGCCCACCTTCACCGCTAATGTTGAAAAGTATGTGGCCACAAGTGTTGAATATAAGTGGGCTAAAAGCGTGACATGGGAAGATATCAAATTGAGCTTCTATGATACTGTTGGAATGATTGATGCTATTATATTTTGGAGAGAAAGTGTATGGTCTCCGGGAAAAGGGCTACAGCCAGCAAGCATGTATAAAGGCACCACTATGTTAGATGTATACCTACCCAATGGTACTGCTAAGTATGGGTGGGATCTAAAAGGAAGTTGGCCATCTTCTATAAGAAGCGGTGAATTGACTTATGCAGATAGCAATGTAAAAACAGTAGAAATAAATGTCACTTACGATTGGGCAGAAGAGCATGTGTACAGTGATGACGGTAAGTATCTGCCATATAAACAAATTTAAAACGTAAGGTTTTTTTAAGAATGAATTAGAACGTAAATATTGCAGTAGTGTTAACAAGACGAGTACAAATAATGTCAATGCATGATAGTGAAAATGTCGATTTGAATATCGGCGCTCCAAGCGATATTAGACAGAATATAGAAAACGCTTCTTCAGAAACTATCAACCGCATGGATGCTTCGATAAACGACTTGTCTAGTTTAGTGGGGCCAAGCACTACTAACGAAGAATTAGTAGCGCGTTTGATATCTTTAGGAGATGACAAGCTCATTCCTTGGGAAGAGTGTCATCTACCAAGCAAAGGCATCTATTATAATTGGCCAGATGGTATGGTCATGGTTAGAGCCATGGGTCAGACAGCAGAAAAAGTATTAGCAACACAGCGATTGGCACAGTCTGGTCAGTCGATCGATTATTTGTTTAGAGAATGTATCAGATTTCCAGAAGGATTTGATCCCGTCGATTTGCTGTTGGGGGATCGAGTCTTTCTTCTTTATTATATTCGTGGTATTACCCATGGTAACATGTACGAATTTGCTATCACCTGCCCAAACACTGCTTGCAATGCCGTTACGACGCACAGCTACGACTTAAATGAGTTATCTAATACAATAAAGTGGGCGAAGTCAGAATTAGGCGCAGAGCCGTTCAGAGTTAATCTCCCGTATATGTCAAAGGCATTGGGACGAGAATTTTGGGTCGGTATCAGACATTTGCGTGGTTACGATGCCAATGATATTTTAGCGAAAAAGAAGATGAAGAAGAAAATGTTCGCTAAGCCCGGTGGTGGGGTTAAGACTAGAAATCCTCGGGCTGGCGAAGGGATGCCGCTTGACACTAGGAGGCAGCAGCAACAGACTCAAGCTTTAGATGACTCTGTTTCGGAAAATATGAACAAGATAATCGTCAGCGTAATGGGCGTAACAGACACTTTTTCGATCCGACAGATAGTTGACAAGCTTCACGCTACGGATACTGCTGCTATTAGAGAATGGATGAAGGAGAACACGCCTGGTATCGATAATACAGTGACGGTCGAATGCCCCGAATGTGGACAAGATTTCACGGTGGAGTTACCGATCACGGAATCCTTTTTTCGCCCGTCAAAACAGTGAAGAATTTGACAGATCTTA